CCTGAGCTATCCGTAGCCGAGTAGTTAATCGTGTAAGTTCCGTTGGTGCTCGTGTCCACTGTTCCCGAAGCGGTAACAGTTTCGCCAGTGTCAGCGGTTGCTCCAGCGTCTGTCCAAGTACCGCCATTCTCAATTGTATCGGTTCCAGACGTAATTGAGATGACTGGTGCGGTTGTATCCTGAACGATAACCGTTCTTGTCACTGGCGTTGCAACGTTTCCTGCTGAGTCTGTCACAGAATATGTCATCGTGTAAGTTCCGTTGACGCTCGTGTCCACTGTTCCCGAAGCGGTAACAGTTTCGCCAGTGTCAGCGGTTGCTCCTGCGTCTATCCAAGTACCACCATTCTCAATTATATCGGTTCCAGACGTAATTGAGATGACTGGCGCGGTTGTGTCAGCAGATCCCTCAGATACTGATGAGCCACTCTTGGCAGAGCCAGAGTCGGAGTCGGAGTCGGAGTCGTCACCAGAGTCGCTTCCTCCACTGTCAGGAGTTCCTCCACTGTCAGGAGTTCCTCCACTGTCAGGAGTTCCTCCTTCGCCTTCACCGCCATCTTCTCCATCATCTTCTCCATCATCTTCTGGCCCGAGTCCATCATCAACTGGCCCTTCAGCTATATCTGGATCTAAATCAGGCAAATCAGATTCGTCTCCTCCTGTTTCTTCACCCATGCGCTCATCCATAGGGGACAGGTCTAAAGGTCCGGGTGGTATCAGAGGTTCATCTCCAACGTCTGCTATGGGACCATCACTTTGTGGTCCGTCACCTTGTGGACCGACAGGGGGAATCAGAGGCTCATCACCTTGTGGACCGACAGGGGGAACCAGAGGTTCATCAGCTTGTGGTCCGTCCCCAGCACTAGCCAATGGCGCAGGTGCGAAGGGAGAGTTAGGATCTGGGCGAGGAATCATAGGTTCATCCCCAGCGTCAGCTAATGGCGAAGGTGCGAAGGCAGAGTCAGGATCAGGGCGAAATGTCCCACCAACTCCACCTAAAGGTGAGGTAATCTTATTATCAGTATCAGGTTGATGTGTCTTACCAATTCCACCTAAAGGTGCGGTAACCTCATTGTCAAGATTAGGACGAAATGTCTTACCAACTCCACCTAAAGGTGCGGTGGGGAAACGAAGTGGAAAATTATTCGACATTACTCTTTCGGATAAGCCGAATTAATAAACTCTTCGTTAGCTATAAATTGCTCGCGGCTCCGTTCAGGCATATCGTAACGCTTAAATCCTTTTCGTACCCCTGTTAATTTTAAAGTGACCCTTTTCGGCCTCAAGAAAGACAAAGGCCAAGCTGATAGAATTATATTATTTTTCTCGACTACCGCACCAACTGATCCAGCCCTATCGCCAGTTATACCTGTAATCACCATTGAGTCTGGTTCGCAGACCTTCAGAAATCGGTCATCAATTGCAACTACTGTTTTAGAACCAACTAATGAAACATTACGCATTACAAATTCGAAGAGAACCTCATTAGACTCCATTGTAAACAATGCTCCATATCCTTTTTCATGCCAGTCCATTGGCACAATAGCTGTTGATTTATCAGAGCCAGAATCAGAGCCTCCAGAGTCACCAGAGCATGAGCTATCTGGCACATAAAATATGATACTATCTCCTTGTGTCGTTATTTCAAGAATATTATCTTCTTCATCTTTCTCCCTTAGCTCCCTAATTTCAATCATGTCATTAGCACCAGCCGAAGGGTCTTTTTTTAATGGTGCATGACCTCCATCAGGGTTTCCTTTTTGGTAAAATCCCCTAAACCAAATATGAATATTCTCTCTGATATATTGTTCGTAAATTGACGGACCTCGGAGTTCACAAAAATCAAGCATAATTTGTGATTCCTCGTCGTCCGATCCCGACGATTGACCTTCAACATCACTTTTATTTTGAAGGTTCGTAAAATCTGCTAGATTACCATCGTCCTCAACGATTAACGCTTGGGAGATCTTCCCAGTGAACTTATCTATTTTTAATTGTATTTTTAACTCTTTGGTCTCGGATTCTCCTATTGTAATTGTCTCCTCTGGCTCGATTTTCAGTCTTTCCCCTCCATTTGCGTAGTCATAAACATAACCTTCATTAAATTCTACTGTAAAACTATTGGGGCTGTCTGGTTCAAATTTTGGCATAAGGGGCATATGATGCACCAACCAAGAAGCGTGGTTATGATTTATTCCTTCTTTATGTAAGGTCTTAGAATCCATTATGCGTTGAGTATGTTAATAATTTTACCATCTTCCCCGAGAAAATATAATTCGTCGAAACTATTAAAAGAGGGGTAATTTACTGTTTTGATTTCCTTCTTTAAATCTTCTGGGTCGTTGCAAAAAAAATATTTACGACCTCCAGACTTTATTGTCCCATCAGGCCATAAATATTCTTTTTCTACGAAATAACAATCTTTCAGTTGAGTATTATGCCAAGTTTCTATGTAAGCGAATTGATTTTCGAAATCATGTCTTTTAGTTTCGATACATAAATTTTTTTTGACTATAGTTTTCACTAAAAGATTTTATGCAAAATTGATTAAAAAATCAATCACTCTTTTCCTCCTCAGATCCTTCTTTCTCAGCTCCTTCTTTATTCTTTCCCTCTTTTTTCATCTTCTCGATGATCTTTTTCTGAAGCGCAGGAGGAAGCTTCTTTTGCTTTTCGGTAAGTTCTCCCTTGCTATCGTCCATCATCATAGCTCGCATTTTACCATATTGTACTGCACAAGCACTGTAAGTTTCTTTGTCTCCCATCCCAGCAGTATCTGTAAATGTCTTATCTTCCATAGCACACATGCTCATATACGATTTATAAACAGAAGCCTCTGCCTCCGAATACTTCTTAGCGATAGTAACTTCCATTTCTCCAGCATTATTAACGCTAACCTGACTTTCTAAGGGGTTTTTAAAATTGTCCATAGTATAATTTGATTATACTATTATAATACACTAGAAACATTAAATAAATGGGAAAAGTCGCCTTCTTGAATTTAACAATAAATTCTTTTAATCAGAACAAACTTTGGACAACTTTCTTTAACGAGGGTGATATTAACTCATTTAATTTGTATATTCATCCTAAAGAGAGAAAATCTAGCGTATTTTCCGATTATTACGTCGATAACATAGTACCGACAAGTTGGGGTCACTTTTCATTAGTTGAGGCTACGATAGAGTTAATGAAAGCAGGTTTAGAGGATCAGGAGAATGAATACTTCACCTTAATTAGCGATTCTCATTTCCCCCTGTATGATTTAGATACCACAGTGGACTTGATCAAAAAAAAGTATAAAAAAACAACTTTCGCCAAACATTTTAGTTTCCATACAAAAGTTAAGAGTCAAATGATTTTTAGGGAGGGGATCAAAGGCTACAATTTTGGGGAGTATAATGCTGTTTGTCAGTTTTTTGTTTGCCGTAGGAAGGATGTGGAAACATTTATCAAGACTTTTGAACACTGGTCTCAATTCTTTGTGAAAGAAAAGGTTATTTTTGCTGATGAGTTTTATTTTTGGGGAGTAGCCAAGCAGTTAGGAATGGATTTTGAAATGGGCCAAGCAACAACTTACTCTGATTGGAGTATAAGGAAAGATTCGATTGGCAATATAAATAGGAATCCGAGGGCTTTTAAGAAAATTAGCAAAGGAATGGTTGACACTTATCGCAAAAATGGGTATATCTTTGTCAGGAAGATCATGCCTTCCACTTTTGTGATGGTAGATCCTTCGAATTATTAATTGAAAAAAATGCAAAATACGGTAGAATTATTAGGATACTATGGTAGTGATGAAGTTATTGCTTGTAGTGCTTGGACATCAACTTCAAGAGACTTAGATGAAAAGAAAAGAGAGAGAATTCCGAAGCTCATCGACATGCTTTGGAGCCACGGACACGAAACCCCTTTTGAAAAAGGTAGCGTCCATTTCCTTATTGATTGCGATATTGCCAGTCATATTCATTTACTTAAGCATAGATTATCTTCGCTCAATGCAGAGTCGGCACGATACAAAGAACTAAAAGAGGATAAAACCTTTATTCCTGATGATTGGCCAGAGTTCTGGCAGGAACAATTAAAACAATACACTGCGGATGGTAATAGACTTTACCACAAGTGCCTTGTTGATCTTGAACCAGAGCTAGGACGCAAACGAGCAAAAGAATCCGCACGGTTCTTTAAGACTTACAATAGCCGCATTCAAGCAGACGTTCAATTTAATATGAGAAGCTTTGCAAACTTTATTAAATTGCGTAAGAGTGAACAGGCCCAAAAAGAAATTAGAGAAATAGCAGAGAAAATGCTTGATTTGGTTGAGAATATCGAAGATAATCCATTTAAGCACACTTTAAATAGTTGGGGTTATTAAATTATGAAAATTAAAAAGACTGAGGTCCGTCCTTTGCAACAGGTTCGAACTTACCAATTAGAGGATGAGGATATTATTGATATCTTTGGTTCTATAGAGAGATTTAAGCAGGTTATTGGGATAGATGGTTCTGGAGGTGAGCCTACAGAAGAGGAGGGTGAAATGGCATCTGACCTCCTTAGCCATTCCCCAGTAGAAGAAGATAATATTATGGGTAATATTGAAGAGTCATTTTTTGAATACGAATAAGTCAGGTTCAAAGATGAAGACACAATTCCAAAATAAAGGATTTGAGGTAGTAAAGGGCTTTATCTATGCTCCCTTTGCAAGTTACTTTAGAAATTATTTTTCTCTTATCGCGCAGAATGAACCTAATTTAACAGGAGATGGTCAAGCTCCTAATTCTCGTGTTCTTTATGGAGACCCTGCATTTGATACCTTGATGGCTTGTTCAACGCAGAGTGTGGAACAAATAGTTGGTAAGAAGTTAATTCCACAATATACCTATGCAAGAATATATAATAATGGTTCTGTTTTAAAAAGACATCTGGACAGAGACGAGTGTGAATACTCAGTTACCCTATGCTTGGGAGGAAGATATGATAAGCAATGGCCCATATGGTTAAAAGATTATGATGGTAATGAGCACGAGGTTCCACTTGATGAAGGGGACTGCGTAGTCTACTCAGGAACTAAGTTAGAACACTGGAGAGAGAAGTTCGAAGGGGACAAACAATATCTGGTATTTATGCATTATGTTGACTCAGAGGGGAAATATAAAGATAGAATTTATGATGGCAGACTTAATCTTGGATTACAATCGAAACACAAATAAGGTATGAGTGAGGAGGTAAGACAGTGCTGGCGCGTGTGGCCCGGTGAAATAAATGATAAGACTATTGATCGCATTTTAAATGAGGTTAAAGTCCCTGCTTGTGTTGGAAAGTTGACAGGAGGAGGATACAAACCAGAAGTAAGAAGGAGTAAGGTCTCATTCATTAAAGTTCCGTGGATTTTAGATACTCTTTATAACTATGTGAATCATGCAAACACAGTGGCATTTAATGTGAACCTTTATAAATTAGCAGATGTACAGTATACAGAATATCATGCTGAACAAGAGGGTCATTATGGGTGGCATAGCGACTGTTCTTGGCGGAGAAATGATGGATTAGACAGGAAATTATCTATCGTAATCCAACTTTCAGATCCATCTGAATATGAAGGTGGGTCGTTTGAATTTAGTGAAGTAAGCGCACCAAGCGAAAATCTCTTGAAACCTAAAGGTTCGGTATTGGTATTCCCTAGCTACCAATATCACAGAGTGACCCCAGTTACCAAAGGCGTTAGGAAATCTTTAGTTGCTTGGTTTGATGGGCCAAAATGGGTGTAGAGGTGCTAAATAATAATAAATTTAGCTGTTGACAATCTGAATACAAATAGTGTAATAACAATTCATGAAGATAACAGGCAAGCAGGAAGTCGAAATTGAGATCTCTGAGGGGCAAAGGCATTTGATTGCTCTTGATTATATTTCAGAGGTATTTGATTGGGACTCAGACTACTTTATCGAGGCTGGTTGGGTGATTAAGCGTGATATAGCTCACACCTCACACGCATTTGAGATTAAGAATAAAGTGAGGGAGGCTACTAAGCAGGATCAATTCTTGTATGACATCTTTAAAACTTTGAAAAGGCAGGTTTTCTAGTCTTTTTGTTGGCCTTTGGCTCTTTCGATTTGATCACTGGTAGGCGCACCTTTGTCGCCTTTCTTCTTCATCTTTTCACCAGAGCCTCTCTTTATTCGCTCTTTCTTTTTCCTGATATTCTCCCAGAGACTACTATCAGACTTCTCTTTTTCTTTTAAGATCTCGTCATGACGTTTCATAAATGTTTCATGATCAGGCCCAGCCATATACAAAGTTTTACCGTCTTTTGTTTTATGAGGGTGTATCCCTTTTAGTCCCATTTTTTTTGCATCTTCTAAAGCCTCTTCTTTTGTTTCGAAGTAGTGTTTTTTAACATTGGGGGAAGCCTTAGAAAAAAATAAAGCACAATCGTCTTCATTACTGACAATTACAGAAGCCTTACTTTCAGCCTCTTCAAATTGAGAATAGCAAACAGCAGCTCTTTGCTTACTATCTTTGAATTCTTCTTTATCTGAAAGGTCTACCATACAACGACTAATAAAATCAGACTTTTTTTCTCCGCTCTTGGGATTTGGTAAAGGCATAATATATATTACACAAAAAAGTCCCAAGTTTAAACAGGATTTTGCCAAATAAGGGGATGGTAGATTTGCTTATGAAAAATAATATTCGACGGCATCATTGGAAATCGGAAATGAATAAGAAAAATCTAATGTGGCATTCCCGTCTAAATCATGAGAGTGATTTACAGATTGTAAAAAACAATCGTGAACTACTAAATTTAAATTAGGATTTGCAGAAGCTGATCCTAATACAGTTTCAGGAATTAAAAATGTGAAGTTTCCTTTGTCAGTCACGAGCGCTGATAAATCTAATGTATCTTCAACTTTATTTTTAATTATGGACATCTCTAAAGATCCTTGAGCTGGTAACACTGGGGATCTTCTTTTCGCTCCTCGTTCTCCAACTCTAGTCGTGGGCGCTCTCTGTATACCGACAGAAATGGACGCAGATTGAATGGGATAGTCTGTAGAATTTATTCCTTCAGTTAGGGTCGTGGTTAGAGTTATGTCTTGTGGGCGAAAGACATTAAATTTACTTGAGTCTAAATCTAAATCTACTAAAGAGTTGCCTTCACTGACTGATAAAGAGTCGCACTCGTATCCATAATTTCCAATAGCAAGATCCCCGATAGAGAAGTCTAAAGAAAAATTAGTTAGGTTCGCTTTTGAAAAAGTCGTTCTAGCAGTCGAGTCTTTTAACTGAATAGTTGACTCATCTGAACTTAAAAACTTTAAGTAGTTCCCAGTTTTACCTAAAACATGATTGTTGACTATAAATCTCATAGACACTTCAATAGGTTGGTCTGCGATTAAAACATGATCTTCTGTTTTATAAGACCCAAGTTTCCTTATTTCTTGAACATTTTTGGGATTCTGATATCTGAAAGATTCAACTCCCCTAATTAAAGTGTTGTCAATATAGACTTGACTCTCATGGGAGTGAACTCTCGTTACAGAAGGCATATCTTATGTTACACAAAAAAACCCACTCCCGTAGGAGTAGGTTGATGAGTGGTGAATTTTTAATCGTTTTTACTTGATTTCTGAGCTTCTTCTTTGCTCCATAAGCATTGCCTTGGCTAAAATCGCGTAATTTACGATATCATCACAAGCATCTTCAACACTTTCATTAGCTACCTTTAGCTCCTTATCATTCGTAAAAGACCTAATCCTTTGGATCTTATCAATTACTCTAAGTAGCAACCCTTGTACTGGGTCAATCCCAAGGACAGATGCTGCATTAAAGTTTGCAAAGGGATCTTTCGAAGTTTTCCCTCCAGTATAATCGTTATTTTTTTGTCTCATAATGTCCCTGCAAGTTTCGCAGGTATCTTTATGCAGTTTTAATAGTTCTTCAGTTGTCATAAGATTTTTTTTCTTGCATTCTTTCAATATGTTTCTCCCAAATATCTACTGTCTCGTATTCTCTTAATTGTTCTTGAGCTGCCTGTATTCTGTTTTTAGCTAAGTTAGCTCTTGCTTGCCAATATATTTGGAATGGAAATTTAAACCAGCAAATCAAGCCAACCACAATTCCAAGAGGTATGCCAATTAGAATTGAGCCAATAAGTATCATAAAGTTTTGAAATTTATATATCATAAATTAAAGTATTTTTTTATTTTGCGGTATACCACTTTGGTGTTTCGCTGTATTGCCATTTAGCCATATAGGATTTATCATGATTGTAATACTCACGATACTTTTCGACAACAGAAAGCGTCTCAAAGTTTGCAAGTTCCCTGCATCTCTGGTCTTGAGCAATTGCTACAGCAAATTCTGTTTGCTCTTGCTTATCGAAGTGTAAGCGATGTTTGTTCTCCAGAATCCAAATCAAAGTATCTGTGCTTTTATGACGTTTACCATACCTTCTAGTATATTCGTTAAGTAAAGATGCTGTATGCTGAACGAGCCACTCAAAGTTACCACGAGACTCTCTAGCCCAGATTGCAGAGGGATGGTTGTAGTGAGTCTTCTTATATGGCGCTTCAAGATCCTGCATCCAAAATGTAGTGCAGAGAAGTTGGCTGCATTCAAGAATCATCTTGACACAGTGTTTGTCGCAATGCTGACGAGCAGCAATTTCAGGGTCTTTATCTAAGCAGAATATATTCATGTCTGGGCTAATTTAAACGCTTAAAAATTGAAGTCAAGCATCTTTTCCCTCATTTGTGTGTAAGGCTACCTCAATCTCACCCCTAGCAAATTGCAGCCCAATCACGAGAAAGTCCCAAAGACTACGATCATACTTCTCAGTTAATTCTAATTTTTCTTTAGTTTCTGCGTAGAGATTAGCTTGAGCTTCTTTTAATTGACTCATTTCTACCCTAGCTTTATCTAATATTTCTAATTTTTCTTCTGAAGTCATCAAAATATTCTCAATGTTCTGTCCCTTTAGTCAAGATCAAAGTGTAATTATTTAAGATGAAAAGACTTTCTTCAGTCGAGGTTTTAAATAAAAAAATAAAAATTATTTACGAGGAAATGGAGGACTGGGGGGAGTGCTTTATGGACGATAAGCTAATTAAATTGAATAAAAAATGCCTAACAGATCCAGAACAGCACTGGTGGACATTGGTTCATGAAGTGACGCACATGATTTTTGAGATGACGGGTATAGCTTTCATGGAATTGAACGACGAAGAGGCTTATGTAAGGTGTGTAGAGAATTTAGTTATTCCTTGGGCGTTGAATAACAGTGGGTTAAGAAAAAAGTGATTTTTTAATCAAAAAGGTGTTGACCCGCCTGAGAATTGTGATATTCTCTGGGCATGGAAATCAACGAGATATTCAAAGAAGCAATTGGGCAAGAGTCAGTCAAGCGCACTTTGAGTGTATTTATTGATTCTTACAAAGCGACAAACCGTTTACCGTTTATTAACCTCACTACCCAGAAGGGTGGAGGTAAAACCTTCTTTGCTCGTAAGTTCCGCGAGGCTCTTGAGCGTCCAGATGGTACTCGTCCTCCAATGCTTGAGATTAACGGGAAGACAATCAGAAACGCTCGTGCGTTCTTTGAGCAGGTTTACCCATTGTGGGTTGAACATAGTGCTTTTCTTTTTATTGATGAGGGACACAACATCCCCAAGGACTTACAGGAAATTTTCTTGACAGCACTGAATGTGGACAAAAATCCAGTTAGGACTGTTACTACAGAAGAGGGAACTTTCACATTTGATTTTTCGAAGCTTTCACTTTGCATGGCGACAACAAATCAAGAAAAGCTTTGTGAGCCACTGAGAGATCGACTTAGAGATATTTCTTTTGAAGATTATTCTGGAGAAGAGCTTTACAAAATCTTTGAATCTAATCTAGAAAAAAAGGTGCAGATTGATCCCGCAACGAAGCAGGAGATCATTTCTGTATTGAGAGGAAACCCAAGGGACGCTGTAGTCAAGGCTCAGGACGTTCAGACGTATGCTTCCGCCACTAAGACGAAAGTCTTCACTAAGACCCTCTGGTCTGAGTTCTGTAAGGCGATGGGGATTAATCCAATGGGCTTATCAAACTCTGAGATTCAGATCGTGAAGACTCTGAGGGATAGGGGAGCAATGACACTCAATGGACTCTGCTCTATTACAGGATACCAGAAGCAAGCAATCCAGAGGGACTACGAACAAATCTTAGTCAGGAAGAACCTCATGCAAATAGATGTCAAGAGAAAACTCACTGGAGAAGGTATTGCATTTTCTCAAACAATTTAATGAAAAAAAACTTGACCCTGAAGCGAAACCTACTATTATAACGACATGGAATTACTGAACCATCTACCCATCAAGATCGAGACAAGAGATGATGTCTATGGACTTCTTGAAGATCTAGAAGAATCCCTACGGGACGCAAACATCATTGATTGCAATACCAACATCCGTATGGTTAGCGATACTGCGCTCAAAGTCTTAGACAGATCGGAAGAACTTTACGATTAATCTTTTCAACTAAAATATAAACTAACTAATATTATGGCAAAACGTGGAAGACCCAAAGGTGGCACATCATTTGTGAACATCAACCTAGAGCAACTTAATGACTTATTCGGTCGAAAGCAGACGATCCCCGTATCGAGGGTTTGGCTGGAGAAATTAAATGTTGTTATTGACTCTGCTCCTAATGCAGTAGTCACCAGTAGCGAAGCTCCTACAGAGGAAGCCTCAAAGATTGACATCAAGCTAGAAGCATAATGTCCGAAGTCAAAACATACAATGTATACAGTCGTAAGGGCGATTGGATGGGCGGCTATTCAACTGACCTTGAGAAAGTGAATCCCTCCATCAATTGCTTGGAGATGGCGAAGCAAAATGCTGTTCAATGCAAAGGGAAGGTGTTAGCTATGCTCCAAGACGGATCAGAGAAAGAAGTCTTCCCAAATGAGGGAGATGTATAATGAATGCTGAATCAATGTGGTTGTTTATTGTATTGATTGGCATGCTAATATTACTTATTAATTGCTTTAATCAATAGATGAATAAAAAATTAATAAAAATGGAGGGCTACGATGACTGTATTGTCGGGATAGTAGAAAGAGCTAGCCAAGAACCGATTCTCTGTTACGACAAGGAAGAGGTGCTTCGCAAGCTGGAATCCCAAGACATGACCAGATCCGAGTCAGAAGAGTTTTTTCATTATAATCAAATAGGAGCGTGGATGGGTGACTCTACACCATGTTTTTTATCAAAGGAGCTTGACAAAGACGAGCTTCTATCTTAGAGTCCTGAAATCAAAGAAACAAACAAATGAAATTAACATACGAACCAACGACAGATAACTGGTCTTCGAAGAAAGACCCGAAATTCATGCAAAGCACTTTGAGTCTTGAGCATCCAATGGATGACATGACCCTTACAGACTTTATGGATACTATGGTTGTCCCTATGCTTTTGTCTATGGGCTACTCTAAAGTTAGTATTAATTCAGTCATTGATACAGACGAAGATTCTTAAGCTCTAGTTGATTACTAAAATGAGAACAAAATTATTCCTAGCTACATCACTACCGCTTTGGGCGCTCGCAACTTGGAGTTGCTTTAGGAGTCCTGAGATTAGAACAGTAACTGAAGAAAAGATTATTTATCCAGAAAAAGTCGAGGCTTGTGTATCTCTCACTAAGTTCCAGCTTGAGAAGATGCTCAGTCACTTCGAAGAAGATGATCATCCTTCTGAGATGAAACGATTTAAGAGCTTAGTCAAGCGAGAAGGATCTGGTTGGAGGATCTCTTCGACTCACTTAGCGAAGGGTGCAGAAAAATATTCTCTTCCAGATGGTAAATTCTTTGTGGTTGATGCTTCTTTCATTGACTATCATGGAGACTTCAAGGATTGCATCGACTATGCTCACAGTTACAAAGATAATCACGAATATATTGTAGTATCAGCTAAGTAAATTTAGGCTCTGTGGCGGAATTGGTAGACGCTGCGGATTTAAAATCCGTTGATCCTAGATCGTGAGGGTTCGATCCCCTCCAGAGCTATTGAAACTATTAAAAAATAATATGAATGCACATTTAAAAGCAATTAAGAAAAAACACGAAGCTCTTGGAGATATCGCCAGAGCAGATCTGGAAACCTATTTGAACCATCAAGTAGCTATCGGAGAACATCCTGATCTGGGTGTAGAAATCGAAAAGAAAGTAGAGACTATAGCTCATCATAATGAAGTAGTTGAAACAATTAATAATATTATTGAAGGTTATTAATTTGGGTAAGTTATGAATAAAAAAAAAATTTGGAGAATATGGGCTAGGACAATGGGCCAAAAAATCTCAGATGATGGTACAGAAGCAGATATTGCAGCAGTCATTAGAACTTTTTGGTGGTTAATCCATATTACAACTTGCGGGTTCATTATTGCAAATACAATTAGACATTGGTAAAAAGAATACGATGAAGATAGCGATTGCCCAGTTATACACTCCCAATTACGACTCTTGGGCCGAGACTGTAATTAATAATACCAAATCTTATTGCGAGACCCACTCATATCAATTTTTTCATAAAAGAATAGAATACCCAAAAGATAGGCATCCTGCGTGGTATAGAATTCCTTTTATTATCGATATATTTGAGAAAGAGGAAGTAGATTGGGTATTTTGGTCTGACATAGACTCATTGATTATGAATCACTCTATTCGGATAGAGGATTTTCTTAAAGAAGATAAAGATTTAATAATAGCGAGTCAAGGGTATGGCACATTTTGTGGTCATTCGTGTGATCACGTTTTAAACACTGGCCAGTTTTTTATTAAAAATACGGAATGGTCAAGGAAATTACTTCGCCTGTGGTGGGATTGGGGTAAAAAAAATCCAAAATATTTGTGGGATGTTTGGTGGGATAATGACGCGATCAATTTATTTTGGAAAAAGAACATTATGAATTTTTCCACCAAAGTAGATGTCGAATATGTAGCAAGTAAGTTTAATAGTTTTCACTATGACTACATCGAAGGAGATTTCATATCTCACTTTTCTGGTAATTTATCTTCAGAAGTGAGAGAGGAACTAATCAGTGAATATATACAAAAAATAGATGAAAATATTGAAAAGCATACTTAATTTTAGGATGTTCCATCCTGCTGAATGGTTTATCGAGCGGGAGCGTAAGATCGATTCTCAGGTGCTTAACCCACCGTCTTGGAGAGAGAGGAAGATCCAAAACGAGATGTTAGATAGGAGGTACGAGGAGTCGGTGAGAGCCAAAGAGGACAAAGAGAATTCTTGGGTGGACAAGTATGACCAAGATTTTGAGAACATGAACCGGGAGTTTATAAAAAAATGACTAAAAAGATTTTTTCAGTGGTACTTGTGGCTACGATTGTGATTTTAATCAAGGCATCTGGAATTATAGATTTACTTTTCCCAAGGGTGTTTTAAGTAGAAAATTTAAAATTTAAATATAAGATATAATGAGATGATACGTGATATAATTAGAAAACTAATGAAGGAATTTAATAGGTTGTTAAAGATTTCAAAGCGAGCTTCGAGTTCGTCATCGAGTTCGGGATCTAGTTCGGGATCGGGGTCTAGTTCAGGATCGGGATCGAGTTCGGGATCGGCATCGAGTTCGGGATCTACTTCGGGATCGAGTTCGGGATCGGGATCTAGTTCGGGATCGGGATCTAGTTCGGCATCGAGTTCGGGATCGGGATCTAGTTCGGGATCGGCATCGAGTTCGGCATCGAGTTCGGGATCGGGATCGAGTTCGGGATCGGCATCGAGTTCGGGATTCGAAACCTCTGCTGATACCAGCGATCAGGTTTTCTGGCCAATGTTCAAGTATTTAAGCGGTGAGATCAAAGGTAATCTTACTAAGACACGAACTATGGCTATGGATGATAATGGGGTCATCCATTCGTTAGGCTACAAGTCTGATATGTATATTGAGACTGATACTCTTACAGATTCTATTAAGAGAAACACTCAAGGGAGTCATGGCTTTATAGGTAATGTAGAAGCTTCTAATGGCTATACTTATTTTTTACCAGCGTATTCTACTTCTATAGCGAAGTTGAAAAGGTCAACAGGGGATATTGAAATAGTAGGAAAATTCGCTTCTTGTCCTCAAATTAGATCTGGTGCAGAAGGGGCTAATGGTATTATCTATATGCCTTCTTATACTAAAACTCTAAAAATATATACTTTAGATACTAAAACTGGCGAAACTGGATGTCTAACTCCCCCTCAACCGGGGTTTTTCGGTCATGTATGGGGCGCAGCAGCAGATCTAGATGGCAATGTTTATATGCCACCAGCTTTGGGGAATAAGGTTCTCAAGATAGATAAAGATGGTAACAGCTCATTGTTAGAGGGAAAGCCTGTTACATCTAGTGTTTCTGGATTTAGTGTTAAGTATGTCGGGGCAACGTATGTGAAGAGCGTAAACAAAGTTTTCTGTCTCCCTAGGGTGGGTAAGAAGATTCTTATTATTGATTGTTCTGATGATAGCTACGAAGAGATCGAGCTACCCGCTGATTATCTAAAAGTAGCTAATAAAAATAAAAACTTTCATGGGTTCTTGGCTCCTGATGGTTGGCTTTACAGTGCATTCTGGGCAGACACAAAGTGTTTCCGTATTAATCCTCACACTTACGAGATCCAATGGAAAGATTATGAAGATGAATTTAGTGATGGTTATTTAACAGCTAAAATGGGTTCTGGCATCATGAGCTTAGGCACTGGTTACTCTACTTGTGCATTGACAAAAGGTAATGATGTTTACCTTGGGTTAGCAGGAACTTCTAGAGCTATCAAGCTTGAGTTTAAAAAATGAAAGGTTACAGGCAGGTCCACCTAATTGTAAAAGATAGAGGGTTTGTTTATCAACCTATACCAAATACACCAGAGTTTCATAGTGAAAGTGAGGCTTTAGTCTATTGGGATAATAACAAAAACAGAATATTAGAAGCTAATTTCTACAATGATCCTATTGTTATAATAAGAAAAGAAGTTAATAATGTGAAAACAAAAGATTTATACAATTGACATCCCTCCCGAAGATGTTTTAAATGCGCTTGTAGCTCAGTGGTTAGAGCCGGGGTCTCATAAACCCTTAGTCGTGAGTTCGAATCTCACCGGGCGCACTATTTTTTAATTAGATAAATTCACACACTAAGATATAATGAATTATGAAAGCTATTTCTGTTCACTGCTCTAAACAAATTGACGACCTTCTGGATGAGACTATGACTATGGAGGCTAACGGGAAGGTGTTCTCCTCTCAAGATCATTCAAGATCCTCTTATGTCAGGAATCCTAATCTATGGTGTGGAGACTTAGATATTACCTGTTTATCTCCTTGGAATAGTAGTGGTGGTCACAGGAAAGCGGGAACGCTAGTCACCCCAAGGCACATTATAGGTGCAGCACACTACGAGTATTCTGTGGGGGCAGTGGTTAGGTTTGTAGAAAAAAATGGTAAAGTACATGATCGTATGGTAAAGGGAAAAGCTCGACACCCCGATTACAAACCCCACACACCAGACTTAACGATCTATACTTTAGATGGTGATCTTCCCTCAACTATATCACCTTGTTCTGTAATGCCTAGTAATTACAGTGAATACTTAGATAACAATTCTAGGGTAGCTTGTCTTGGACTTGACCAAGAAGAGAAAGCTCTCATCATTGATTGGCGTTCTGGCGGTAGGATGCAGACACCCGCAGATTCCAAAAGGCGGATCTTTCATGAGAGTAAAATTAAAGGTGACAGTGGCAACCCTGCATTTTTAATTTTTGATGGTGATCCTGTGCTTGTAACGGTCTGGACATGGGGAGGGGCAGGAGGTGGGACTCTCGTGGCAGATTATATTTCAGATATTAACACTATGATCGAGACTGCTGATACACAGGCAGGTGTATCGACAACATATACAATTACTGAAGCAGATTTCTCAACTTACGGGAAAAAAACTTTCGATACAAGAAAACTTGTTACTCAAATAATGGCTCAACTTCGTAAGTTATGGCCTTGCTGGTTTAAGAAAAGGACTGAAACGAGTTCGGATTCAAATTCTAGTTCCGAATCGAGTTCGGGATCGAGTTCGGGATCGAGTTCGGGATCGAGTTCGGGATCGAGTTCGGGATCGAGTTCGGGATCGAGTTCGGGATCGAGTTCGGGATCGAGTTCGGG